GTAATACCTTGAGAAGTATCAACCGAAGATTCTTCCCAATTACCCTGGCCAAGTTTTTTTATTTCATTACAGGTCTTTTTATCTATTTCCTGTTCAAAAATAAACCATTCATTTGTAAAATATAAACTCATTTTTCTTTCTTTTTATCATCTTCTTCATCATCATCTGAAAATGAATACTTATCCAAAATTTCTATGTATTGAGTTTGATAATCGGCTTCATCATCATGCTCTTGTACAGTAATTAAATCAGATATACTAGACCTCTTTAATATTCTATCTTTAATTTTCTGCTGTTTCTTTTCTTTCGCTATACGTCTAACAAATGCATAATAAATGATCTGTGTAAAATATGCAAAAGGGTTCTTTGATTTCTCGGGATCAAAATTATCTATATACTGTAAACAATTTTCTATACCATCAGAAATCATTTCTTCCTTGTATGTATAGTTAATAAAGTTTGGTCTATACGACAGGTGATTAGCAATCTTTAGAATACACTCTCCTAAATAATTACTAATCTGCGGCTTTGGCTCATCGGCCTCTTCCGCATCTTTTAATTGCTCCTTTCTTTCTACTATTGCTGCTAGAAATTTTTTATTATCAACATAGTGAACTTTCTTTTTCTTTTCCGTAGCCATGGGGCTCTCCTTACGGAGGACTTAATGTGTAACTGGGCCCACATAATCACTAAACAAACCAATAATAACTTCACACGCATCTTCTAAGTTATCTAAACGCCATGAAGCGTTGTGTTTAATAAGAGGATGATCCATCAAATACTTGTCATCAGATACGACTATTAAGGGTTTTCTTAAACCAATAGCCCAACCGATTTCAATAGTAGTACCATATGATGGTCGTCTATCATTTAGTTCTTTAGGTAAATATGCTAAAACCAAATCACAAGATTCAGTATCTAACCAATTCTTTGTTGCGATTGCACGAGGATCTGACCACATCTTATCTGTAGCGCCTATATCTGTATAAGTCATTCCTTCCTTCACGGGTTCACATCTCAAAGGTGAAATGCCTACAATACCATAGGGTAACATACTGACCACATAATCTCGCCAGCTGGTGGCTTCTTCTTCCGTACAACCTGCAATAGGTCCTGCCAAATATATATACTTCTTCATAATTAAATGCCTTCTTTCTATTTTTAAGACATCTATAGCATATCATACTTAAAGTAAGTTGTCAAGCATTAATCTAATCCTGCTTCACTCCAATCTACATCATTCCAACCAGCATCTCTAGGTACATTTACAGCATGAGCTTTTACCCTGGGTCCAACATCATTTATAAGTATTCTACCACTATCTGCATACCCCATCAAAAGCATATCAAATGGTATACCTAATCTTCGGAGTTCTGATTCAGTTCTTTCTCTTACCGATTCTCGTCTACCAGTAATAAGGATAATTCGATGGCCTTTTATCTCCCAGCTCCGCATACGCTCAAGGACACCAGGTAATAGCTTATGTTCTTCTCTAACTATTCCTAAATGTCCTAAACCTGTATACTCTGTTAAAGTACCATCAATATCACAAATAATTGTTTTCAATATTTTTTACAAAAAGGCCTTGACATCTGCTTTACAAGTGTGTATAATTAGCTGTGTTGTGCCTTTAATGAAGTTTAGATTTATCAATTGGAAGAACATTAGAAGGTATATCAGATTCCTTTAAAGTACCATTGGAACCAGAAACCGCATCAACCAATTGTTCCATGTTATCCCGCATCTTCATCATGGCTTCATCTTCAGTAATGAGCTCATTAGATTCTTCAAAAGAGATTCTTTTGCAGATATGTTTGTAATACAAGGTCACTTCAGGAGCCAAATCACCTAACGATAATATCTTTTCTTTTAGAATTAAAAAAGACTTATCATGTGTAAAATTCATCCAGCGTTGTAGGCCTGTATGTTCAACTATATGGTCATTAGATTCCATAATTTGATTCTTTACAACAGACATGGGATACTCTACTACTAGAGCATCTTTATATTCTTCAAGGACTTTACACAGTACATCCTCCCCATTCATCATTTTTAGAACCTTAAAGGGATATCCTGATTTATATGCTGTACTTTCCATATTACTATTTATGATTTTAGTTTTACTGGTAGAATCTCATAACCAAATTCTTGTTGAGAATAGATACTTATTCTTTCCTCAAAATGTTTAAGAGTATAGTTCCTTCTATTATTATAACTCATATCATCAGCAATGTCAAACAAATTACATTCTGTTTTATCTTCAGCTAAACGCAACCCCCGACCTATAGATTGCAGTACTTTAATTTGAGATTTATATGGACTCCCAAAGATTATGTTATGCAATCTCTTTATATTAATACCCATAGAGAATACACCGTAAGAGGCTACAATGATAGCATTTTCTTCTTCTTCTACAATACCTCTAATATTATCACGCTCGATGGCTTCAGTAGCCCCATACACAAAAAATATTTTTCTATCTGGCGAATGTTCTTTTAAAGCTAAAGTAAGCGTTTCTAGTTGTTTTATATACTGAGCTAAGATGAGAGTATTACCATCTCTTGATAATGCCACCTTACATATAAAATTATTTCTAGCGGGAGATTTAGAAAGATAATCCATTTCTTCCTGATAAGTTCGTTGCCTTCTGTTTGACTTCACATGATTTAAAACCAAACATCGTATATTTAAATTAGAGAGATATTTTTCTTTTACCAGTTTTGCTGTAGTAGTGGCTTCTTTATGTTTTGCAAATAGTCCTTCAAGAACCAATTGGTGTATTTCTGATCCATCTAATGTGCCTGTAGTGCCTATACGGTATTGACAGTCATGCAACTTGGTCATTATACCGGTTAAGGATTTGGCTTTGGCTAAATGACATTCATCAACAAACACTGCTCCAAATTGGTTGAAGTATCGTTTATCTAATTTGTAGATAGACTGCCAGGTAGAGATGACCACCTCTCTAGATGTGTTTTTATCTGATCCTGCATAGAGTTTGTGACAGTGTTCGTCGGGGAACCATCCATAGTCCGCAAAATCATTATACATTTGCTCAACAAGATTAGTAGTAGGAACAATAAGAAGAATTTTCTTATCATTTAGTATTTTAAGATAATATCGTACTAGAGCGTATATTATAAAAGACTTGCCAGACCCAGTAGGGCTAAGAATAAGCCCACGATCATTAGTAAGTATATTATGGATTGCATCTATCTGATAGTTTCTGGCTCGGAATTTTCCTTTCTCCAGCGAGCGTACAAATTTGGTGGTAATTTTCTTGTCAAATTTTTTGGGAGGGATAAGAGAGCTGTCGTATTGGATTTTATGCCCCTGTTCCGAGAGAAATCTTCTGACATACGGTAGTAGTCCAAGATAGATTTTACCAGTACCCGGGCTGAATAATCTGATTTTGCCGTCCCATAATCTATTTCGGACTGACGGCATAAACTTAGCATTCGGAACCTCAAAGGTGAAAAATTCCGAAAGTTCTTTTGCAACTGACGGTTCACATTTGATACGGAGATATACTTCATTAAATTTTGTAAGGGTAACGTCCATCACTCACCATGTAGAAATTTCTTCCATTCAATAGTGTTGCGAATTGTCCAATTACGATTTGTGATCTCCCTTAATATTTTCTCAAGATAATTTACTACTGTCTCTAAGTAGGCCTCTTTTTGACCTAACTCCTGTAAATCTTTATCAGCATCTAGATAGATGCCTACATCAGATTTCAATATCTTCAAATCAAAAGGCTCTGCTTGATAGACAGAAGGATCAGCCTTACCTGTATAGTATTCCCACTTCACTCTATGCAAGTACTTATAGTCATCTCGCACCTTTCTTAGTTGTAAAGAATACTTTGTATAATGTTTCAGATACTTATTGTGTAATTGTGGTGTACGGATACTTTCGATATCTAATTCTGTATCATCAATCTTTATATCACGATCCACTTCTTTTTGCAACTCACTTAAATCCATATTCACTCCATAATAAAAGGTGAGAAAGTAGCCAGAGGATAACCAACCCTTGCCTATATACCCTAACTATACTTCCGTCAATAACATTGTTGGAAGATTACATACCTAATCCGATTATCTTAACTACTCCCTCAGGATTATTTATACAGCTTCAATTGTATACAGCATAAAAGCAAATGATACATTACACTGTACATAAGCAGTATCAGCATCTTGCTGAGTATAATCTAATGCACTGATAGTAACAGGGAAAGCCTCTTGCATTGTAATCTTAGCCACAGGGTTATTTTTAGAACTTAAAATATATAGTTCTATATCACAGTACAAATTTCTATCGGAAGTAGAACCAGTTACCTGTTTTCCATCCACATAAAAAGTAGTAGGTTGACTTGGACGTACCACATAGTCACTAGTTCGAGCACCAAACTGAGATGACTTTTGTGGGGCTGCCATATTAACTAACCAATCGTGCAGTTCAATATAGTTCTTTAATTGTTCGTCAACTAGAAAGGTCATATTGAATTGGTCATAGGTAAGTTTATCACCAATAAAAGGAACATCTATCAATGGGGTAGGTACAACGCCCTGGCCCATAGTAACACCAGGGACGTTGCAACTAACCACAAACCATTCTGTTAATGGAAATATTGGTATATTAATCCTAAATTGATTACTCTGTGAATAATCAAAGACCGTCGGCTGCCGTGCATCAGGGTTGATAGTAGTATCACCCACCTTACCTGTTCTTACTGTACTAGTAGATAAAGGCGCTGCCGGTGGAACAGTAGGTATTAATGCCATTATAATCCAGCTGGTGTAGCTATGTCTATAACAAGTGTAAATAAAACAGCGCCTACCTTCGTAATTGCAATAGCACCAGTAGCATTATCCATTGTTGCCGTTGCAGTTGCATCAGAACCACCACCACCACCAGTAAATGTAATTAAAGGTGTATCAGTATAGAACTCACCAGGATTGGTAACAGTTACAGCATTAACCGCATTACCACTTCGTCCAGCAGTAGCAGTTGCCGTTACAAAAGGCGAACCATTAGGACCTAAGCCCTGATAAGTTGGCGGTGTAATTACTACAGTCGGGTCGGATGTGTATCCACTACCACCCGCCGTAACACCAATCGTCGCAATTTGTAAACCTAAAGGATTTGTAAGTACTGGACTATTATGCATAAAGTTCCAACTACCATTCCCTGTTAATCTAGTGGCTACTGCATCCGTACCTGAGGCTTTGGCCTTCCAAGTAATGGTAATACTTCCACTTGCCATTGTCCACATTAAACGCTTAATTGAAGATAGACCATTTGCAGGTATTTCATAATTCCCAGCTGGGTCTAATGTTGTAGTTGCAGCATCATCCCCTTCTATTTTTACACATACACTGCCTGTTGTATTTTTTAAAACTTGTACTGATCTTGCCATTTTATTTCTCCTAAATTGAGGCGTGGCCCGATATGGTACCACAGATGACCTCTAGTATTGTTCCTACTATTTATAAGAAGGCAGGCCAAAAAAAACGCCCCTGCGGTGGGAGGGGCGTCCAAAAGTGTGTGTTCTTTATTATTATATAATGACGAACACTTTTTTGTAGAACTTCTCTTACATAAGATTAGTAATCTGCGCTCTACGGTAGTAGACATTCGCATTAGCAGTACCTGCATCATTCTGCAAGGTTGACTCTGCAAACGGGTTCGCAATCAAACCATACCGTGTCTTAAAACCAATCTTCGGCTGGAAGGTGTTCTCACCAACGGCACGAACCATCTGCAACGGAACGTATGGGCAATAGAACAAACCAGCGTCATAAGGTGATGTGCCCTTGTAACCAACAACATAGTACTGGTTAGCAGACGCACCAGCTGGTGTACCGGGTGTCGGATATGGTACTGACATATTCGCATACGGATCAACGTATACTTTAAGACGACCATTTAGGACACCGGCGAATGTGTTGCCTGTCGAATCTACGTTCAGGTTATCCTGAAGGGCAGATTGATAATCAAGCAGACCAGCCATTGTCATGGCAGACGCAACATCAGCAGAACAAATTAAGATGTTACCTTTACCACGGCGTGTATCACGAGCAATCATGTTCGCATCTCTCTCCATCGAGAACATCAAACCTTTGAATTTCTCAACAGACCAACGACCGTTGGAATCTGTGTTCAAATCAAAGATACCAGGTGTTGAGGTATTAGTCGCAGCACCCATGACAGATTTTAGATAGATTGTACGGATTACTTCTCGGTTAATTTCAGCAAGGATCTCAGCCGATAGAATGTTGGCGAGTTCGGTTTCAGCATCGAGACCGTGGATCGCTTTCAAATCTTGGGCAAGTTCCATCGTGTATTCAGCTTTGAGGGCTCTGGACCGAGCGGTTACAGTCGCCTTCTCAATACTGAATGCCATCTGAGCAAAAGAATCGGCATTTGAATCGCCAAGAGCTTCTGCAGCAGCAGTTGTCATACCACCTGATGCACTATATACAGTAGCAGACATCGCTTTAATAACGTCAGAGCCTACCTGTGTAGCAACCTGTGCGCCCGTTGTAGCATTCTGTTTTTGTGCAGCAAAGAATGTATTTGCTTCATTATACAGAGCTTCCGGACCAACTTGTGAAGTGTATCGGGCCTTCATTGCAAAAATAAGTCCTGTAGGACCAGTCATTGGCTGTACGCCGCAGATATCATAAGCAATTAGTGAAGGCATCGCACGACGAACTAGTGAAATCAGGATTGGATCCCAATTCTGAATGTTAGCTCCCGTAGCGTTATTAGGCGCAACTTCTCCCAAAAACTCTCGATCTTCACCCATAGCTCTTTCTTGGTTTTCCAAGATAACAGTAGTAACAGCACGCCGGTACGGATCCTTAATCTCGGGAAGATCAGGATGCTCTAGGACTGGCTGCCATTTTTCCTGTAGGTGTTCAGTGTTAAACATTGTTTTCTCCCTATTTTTTATTAATAAAAATTTTTAATCTCATCTATCAGCTAGCACGTTTCTGTACTTTACCAATAGCAGTCATATATGCAGCCATTGTACCGGATGTTTCTGCTTCATAATTCGGCGCTGCTTCTACTTCTTCGTTAATCATTGCTTTTGGAAAATAAGAGTCTTTGATTGTCTCCAACTTCAAACGATAGTCGTCGGCACCCTCGTACTCTACACTTTCAGCCAGCTCTGAAAACTTCTCAACTTCTGTATCTGCTAGATCAGAAGCCACATCTAAAAGAATTTCATTCTTTGACAGTTCATTTACTTGCTGTGTCAGAGCGACATTCTTTTCAATCTCCTCATTAAGGCGACCTTCCATCTCATCAGCTTGCGTTGCCGCAGCTTCTAACATATCAAATCTCTCATCAGGAATTGCAATATCATGCTCTTCAAACAGTGTTCTCAAACCAGCGATAAACTGTTCAGCAAGTTCAGTTTTGAGCCTATGCTCAACTGCCAACTCATTCTTCTTCATCCACTCTTCCACAACATAGGTGAGGTAACCATCAACTTTCTCGGTCAACTCATCTTTTGCTTCATTAATAGCGGAATCATAAGCCTCTGCGTACTCTTCCTCTAGACGTTCAAGTTCCGTACGGATCTTTGACTTCAGTGCAGCTTCAAAAATTGTAGCAGCCTTTGTCTTAAATTCTTCGGAAAGTCCTTCACCAGATGTCAATGCATCTACATCACTGGAAAGATCAATCTCTGCAACACGCTCTTCAGCGGTAGGACGCTTCTTACTACGAGCACCTTCCTCTTCGTCGTCTTTGTCTAGATCGGTCTGTTTCTTTTCACCATCTTCCTCATCTTCATCCGGCTCTTCCTGCGGCCGTCCAGCTGTACCACCCCCCTTACCAGCTTTTTTCTTCTCAGCTGCACGAGCAGCCGCTAAGTCTTTTTCCTCTGGATCAACGCCTTCAGCTTCAAATTCTTCTCTAGCGCCAACCTTCATTTCACCACTTCCGTCACCAACAGCTACAGAAGAAGCATCAGAGGGTTTAGTCTTGGGAGGAGTAGCCTTTTTTGCCTTTTTAGTTGCGGCATCGCCCGGATCAGATTTGGCTTCTGGAGAAACTACAGCAGGTCCCATGTCTTGTGTCTCACCACCCGGAGTTCCACCAGCAATTGTGGCTTCTTTCTGGGCAGGAGCGGCACCTTTCATGGCAGCCCGTGGATTACCTTTAGTATCTAGGCCATCCTGTGCTTCCTCTAGAGGGTTGCCCAATGTTTCATCGGCAATTCTCTCTAGTTCAGTGTTAATATCCGTCATTTGGAATACTCCCTGTTTTTAATGTACATATAAGTTATTTATAATATTCAAAATTTAGACATAAAATTTTCAAAGATTTCCACAGCCTTTTCTTCTCTAGCCTGCGCAAATTTATATTTCCTGTCTAATTCTCTCTTATAAGCGTCAATATCCATCTCTTTAACTGCACCATTATCCCATACCCACTCTTTGCCTTCCATAATACCTTCAACGAAAGCATTGGGGGCAGACGGATCTGCGACTATATCAGCAGCAGTAGCAAGATAAAAATCATCTTTTACTACATGGGCCCCACGCTGCGGTGCGAGCGACCCCATACCTCGGGACGAAACCCCTAACTTGGCACCTTCGTCTATGAGATTCTTTACAATTTTTCCATAAGGAGTATCCATCACCTTGGCTTCACCAATAAAATTATTACCATCAGGATATAATTTAGTGATAAGATGTGATACTCTCTCTAGGTTTACAGTCGGGCCGTCAGGATGACCGAGTTCACCAAACGCCCTATTCTTCTGGATGTATTCTTTGTTATATCTGTTTACTTCTTTTTCAAGAATGTTCAACGGATAGATGCGACCATTTCTGTTTTTAATCTCGGCTTGTAAAAACGGACCTTTAATTTTATAATTCTTTTTCCCTGTCTCATCATCTTCTATGAGATAATCGACATCTTCAATTGATTCAGATATAAGTTTCATAGTTATTCCTCTTCTACTTCGGCTGGGTCACCTGTAATGCCCGTATCTACTCCCGAAGTTTCTTGTCCCAGATCAACTTCTTTAAAAGCCTTCTGAGCGTAATCTACTTTGGCTTGTTTCCATGCATCTTGCCTTCGTGCATCAGCAGCAGCATTAAATGCATCACCAGCGGCAGCCATGTCACCGTCGGCAATATTATCAATCATCTTTTTAAGATTCTTATCCATTGTATATTCCTCTAATATTTATAATTTACGCAGTCTCTGGACCTGAATATTCCTGATCTGCGTCAGCTTGCCCTTCTACACCACCTGGGACTGTCGCCCCATTACCATTCATAGGTGGCATCTCTGGCTCAGGTACATTAGTACCAACTGCCATACCCGGTTGTAATCCAGCATCATCGTCCATAACATCATCTTTCTTTTCTTGTTCAATCTGTTTATCAATTTCTTCAATCTCTGTATCAGATTGACGCAATACATAACGTCGGACATATTCTACTGAATAATAGGTACCCACATAATCATTAACGGCCTGTAATGCAGTCATTCGTTCATTAAGAATTTCTAGTTCTTTTAACTCTTGAAAATGGTTATCATCTTTAAAATCATAAACCATATATTCTTTAATATGTTCCCAATCTTCTGGCTTCATTATACCCTTTAAAACTAATTGGGTTTTAAGCATATCTTGGAAGAGTTCTGAAAACTTCTTACGCAGACGTTGAATAAACTTACTAAACTTAATTTCATCTCGGGTTATCTCTGTAGATTTACCAAGATTGAAACCACCTTCTGACTCTAAACGAGAAATAGGAATGTTCAATGACTTATAAAGCTTCTTCTGAAAATATTTGATATCTTCTAATTCACCTAAGTTCGCACCACCGGCTAGAGTACTTACATCTGTTCCTCTACCACCTTCTCGACGAGGCAGCCAGAAATCTTCCAACATAGACATCTGATTTCTGTCATCCATAATCTCACCAGTATTAGAATCATAAACAACTTTATTTCTATAGCGAGACATAACATCCTTCATGTATGCCTCAGCCTTAGGTTTGGGTAGATTACCAACGTCGATATAAAAGATACGTCTTTCGGGGGCTCTAGCAATACGATAGATAACTACCGCATCTTCAATCATTCTTAATTGATTAGTAGGCTTGATTGCCTTCTGCAATAAAGAATAAACTTGATTCGTTGTGGGGTTGTATAGCCCAGACGGAACATACGCAATAGCATCAGGCGAAATTCTTAAACCCTGAGCTTGACTATTGGAGGACCCACCAATTGCCGGTAGAGAAGGATATACACCAGCTTCATTATAGATGTACCACTCCTTTACATCCTTAACTATTTCTACACCACCCGGTCCTTTTTCCTTTTCTACTTCCCTAATCTTCTTAATAAACTTAGGATCAATATAACGAACTTCTGTTATACCTTTTCGGGGAGATTTTTCATCAATCAATTTATGATAGAATATTCTACCATCAATATACCACCGTCTAAAGATATCGTGACCTTTCTTTTTCCACTGTAGGAGTGTAAGAACTTCTTTAAATTCTTGGTCTATCTTTCTCTTGATAGACATAGAAAGAGGAACCCAATCGAGATTGACCGCTACAGAAATATCAGTTTCATCAGCCGTAATGGCTTCGTTGATAATATCTTCTATCGCTTGGTCGCACTCAGGGTTTTCTGAGGTTTGTCGGTACTTGCGTACCAAATCATAATCATTACGAGCAGCCTTATCATAAGATAAGTATTGCCCAAAAAAACCGGCACCACCAGCAATATCTAGTGTGCCTTCTTCGTCCGAAGGAGCGACAAAGCTTTTGGCCTTGTCGCTCTCCTTCTTCTTTACTTCCCATCCAAATAATTCTGCCATAGTATAACTATTTATACTGATTGAAAACCAGCATAATCAAAAACTACTTAACCAGTCAATGATCCTGAAGCCGTGAGTGATAATGTTAAACCGCCACTTGCAGCACCAGCACCACCAGCAATTGTCATCCAGTTAAATCTAAATGTTGCACCAAACTCCTCAATTGCATCATTGGCATCAAACGCCAAATCAATTGCATCTAGAGTAGTCGGCCATACACCTTCTAAATTGTATGTCCTAATTACTGCATCATTTCGATCCATCTGTTTTACAACAGCTGTTGCATAGTACGAGTTTGCATTTAATGATGGTGAGGTTGTCACAGCACCAATATCTTGCATATTGTTC